GATTGAGTCTAACCGCTTAGGTTTAGATATAAGCGGTTAGACTCAATCTCGGTTGTAACACCAGTACGAATACCAGCTTCGGTGAACATATACATTGCCTCAGCTTCGGTGTTTACGATACCACGAACCATGGCAGGAGCCAGTTCGATAGTGAAGGTATTACTAACACCAACTGGGAACATATAACCATCGTCATCACCGATCATCTTAGAACCACCGATGATAGTAGCTCCGTAGTTGATGATAGTTATGCCAGCTTCAGAGTCGAAGTTATCATATCGGAATGCACCGTCAGTGATAGTTGGCAAAGCCATAGATGCCAAGTCAAGGCTGTTCATCAAAGGACGACCTAAACCAAGGTTAGCTTGTAGCTCCCACAATTTACCGAACAGTACATCACCACAGACGAGGACAATACCAGAAGCATCTTTACCAGCTTCGCCAAGTTTCTGTTCAATAAGCTTACGCTTAGCTGCTAAGGTTGTACGAGTTTCGAGAATGTCCTTAGTAGCCAACAAGAGGTCAGTTGCTGCTGGACGCGAACTACCAGTAAGAACTGTAGAATAGTCGTAAGCAGTGAATGGGCCACCAGCTAAATAGTTAGCATCAGACACAAGTAGAGTAGCCATACCAACTTCATTCAAAAGATCGAAAGCGTCCAGAGCTTTCCCTTGCTGCAAACCAACAACATAGTCCTCAGTCATTAACTCACTAGTGCCACCGTTTGGAACACGCTTACCATCGTAATCTTGTGGTAATACGTTGTACACAAGACCAAATGATGGGATTGCAAATGCCTCTTGGTGTGGCTTATCCTTCTTGAGGTCAGGGCCACGCTCTGAGTAACTTTTACCGCCAGGGATCTGAGCAGTAACAGGAACAACGTCATACAAGAAACTACGGGTACGGTGCGTATTAACAGCAGGGGTCATCAGGGAGGTCAATAAACGGGGCTTATTGATAAATTTAAAATCACCCTCTACACGATCAGTTAGAGTGAAGTTATGTCCACCAGACAGCTCTTTAAAGAGCTGGGCGGAGCTTGAGTTGATAGATAATTTATTCATTATTTACGTAGTCCTTAAGAAACGAAAGTTGGAGTTACAACAGTAGCGTCAACGATGCCAGCGATACCTTGTTTCTCTAGTTGTAGTAAGAAAGCTGCTTTCTGTGCAGTAAGTGCAGCAGTTACAGAAGAAGCGCCATCAACATCAGTTACAGCCCAGTCAATTTGGTCTGTCTTAACAGAGGCGGGGCCACGAAACATAACAGTTAACTCGATACCACCAGAGCCAACAGTAACATCGTCTACGCTCTCACCGAAACCAGCACGACTACCAACAACAATACCGACAGCAGCACCATCAGGGGCATTTGAATCAGTAGTCAAAGCAGAGATTAGAGTGGTGTTCGTATAGAAGATAAAAGCATCCGAGTCGTTCCAGATTACAGGTAGTCCGATAGGATCGAAAACTGCATCAGTGGCATTCTCTACAGTAAGACGAGCACAGGAGAACTGCACTCCGTGAACGTCAGTGAAACCACCAACGTAGTCGCTTACCATTTTTCGTGAAGTGTCTAAAGTAGGCATTATTAATTATTCCTTGATGGTCTTGTTACGGTTTGATTGACGTTGGGCTAGAGTACCCTCTTCAACTTTAGCTGGTTCAACAGGATCTGCGGAGCCGTGCTCTTTTTGAAGTTGCTTAGCTAACTCATTCTCTACAACAGCTTCTTTACCTTCTAGCGACTTCTCTAGGGCAGACTTAGCAGCTTCAACCTCAGTTACCTTAGCTTCGTAGGCTTCTACAAGAGAGTCTAATGCTTTAGTTACAGAGGTTACAGCTTCGTCAGAAAGCTCTACAAGAGTAGATGTAAGACTGTCTATAGTTTCGTCAGCCAAGCCATATTTAGCTAGTTGTTTTTCTAGTTCAGTAGTTTTACCTACGTTGGCTAGTTTCTTTTCAAGATCTGCGATTTTCTGTAATAGTTCATCAGACATATCGGTTTCTTTTCCTTTGTTTAAGTTTTCATTATCTACCCCTGAAATAACTTCCTCTGATTTTTCAGAGGTAGATGGGGTCGGTTCACTTACACCCTCAGATAGTTTCTTATCTAGGGGTACAAATTCTTCTTCAAGATCTTCTAACAGATCTTCTTGTTCTTTGTTTAAGGTATTCATCGTAAGACCTTTTACTAAATAGAACTCATTTTTCAAGGAGGCCGCACCACCTACAGATGGGTCTGTATAGGCTAAGTGGCTCTTCTTTGCTAAGAAGCTGAAGTTCTTTATTAGGCGTTTAGCTTTAGCCTTTCCTTTAAGCTCTTCAAACTCACTTTTAACAAACTCAACCTCACCATCAGCTCCGATAGAGACACCAGATAAACGTCCCTCTACACGTGCCTTGAAGACTTTAGGACTATTGAACTTAATTTCAACTAGCGGCTGGAGAGCTGGAACTTTAGAATCCCCAAGCATACCTTCCTTCTCATTAACCCACGCTTTAACTATAGAGAATGATTTGGTTTTATGTTTGTGGAAAAGAGATGGTTGAATAATTCCTTTCTCGTTACCTTCGTTAAAAGCTTTAACTAGGTTGTGGACAGCCTGCTCATCTTTGTAGGCGTCACCATGACCATCAACTTCACCGTAGGCTATATACAGAGGTTCTATAACTGTATTGGCTTCCTCATCAAACTGCTTGATAATATGCTCTTCCAACACACCAGATGTGTCTCCAAAAAAGAAATCTAACACATCGGATAATTTCTTCTCAACAGCACTACGTTCTGGGGCAGGGGAATAGACAGTTTCTTTTAGAACCTCTTCCTTACTCTCTGTGTCTATAACGATCTTGCCGCCAGTCATAGAGTACTTAAATCTGTAGTTCTCTACACCATCTTCTTCCCAATTCCTGACGTACAGGTATTCGTCATCGTAGTTAACTACGCTTCCATTACCAAGTGATTCAGAGTACGAGAGATCTTCCAATTGGTTTCGGAAATCATTGGCCGTTTGTTTAGTTAGCTTCATTTATCTACCTTGTCTTTTAATACCACTTCTTTAGTGGCCGTGTCGTAAAGAACATCTTGATCTTTGTGAGTATCAACAACCACATAATTTTTAATTACATCACCTTCAGCCAGTTGCTTGTTCTCAACATTAACTGTAGAGGCTGCACCACCTTGTTGACTACCTCCAGTGCCGCTAGTACCACCAGATTCCCCTGCCCTGCTTTGATCCTCTCCACTAAAGTCTAAGTCATCCAAACCATCAAGTGGAAGGCCGCACCACTTATACACTTGCTCAGTGGCTTCTTTGGTGAGTCCACCAACGCTTTTAGCTCTTTGTATGAACTTCCCAGCTTCATCTAAGGATAATTGGTCAGGATCTTTATAGACAAACTTTGGCAAGTCTTTGTAAGACCAGTCAATATTGTTAGCTGCCAAAAGTGCAGGAACTAACCTGTTCTCAAGTACGCTAACCTTACTTAAGATGGCTTTCTCAATGATAAAGCTGTGTACAGTCCTGCCAGTTGTTGATAGGTTATAAGATGATGTTGTGTCACCTTGTCCTAGTATTAGGTATCCAGCACCAAATGCATTGTATATCTCTGTAGTCTTGTCTTTAATAATAGAGGAAGTGTCAAACTGCTTACCACTACCATCAATCCCAAGTAACTTAATATCATACTCAAACTGAGTTGTGCTCCCCTCAGCTAAGTCCGAACTTAGTATGAAGTAGCTCTGCTTACCAGCGTGCATATTGGCTAACTGGTCTTGGTAAGCTGCATACTCCAGCTCATCTTGTGGGTATAAGTGGTCAGGGTCATTAGCCCTACGCATAAGCTCAGAAGGAACTCTTGCAATCGGGATACCACCAAAGTCTCTTGTAATACCAATTACTTGATACTGCGAGATAATCTCTTTTTCTTTCCAAGGACTAAAACAAGCAACAAGCGGTGACTTACCTTGTGGGTTGTTGTTAGTTGAGTTGTATGTGAAGTGTAATAAACTAGAAGCAGGTATAATCGGATACTTAGTAGAGTCTGTGCTATATCCGTGAAGCGCTTGCAGGTCTGTTATACTACCAAGGTATGGTTTATCTCTTGGTTGGATTAAATAGTTAGTAGTCTTTAAGGGCTTCTGAACAACATGTGTCATGTTCCGTTGATCTTTGTCCCACATCCAAGCATAAACACTCTTCTGTGATCGTGGGCCTATTTGATCTATTACGTAACTACCTTTAAACTGTCCTGTAGTTGCTTTACGTATTGTCAGCTCACTTAGTGAGAAACCATACTTAATATCTGTATTAAAGTTCTCTACAGCACTAAGCCAAGTCTGCCCACGCATGTTGTTGATTGCGTAATTCATATACTCAGCTATAACTTTACTTTTACGTGTGCCGCTGCTTACAAAACTCCCTTGAGCTAAAGCCAAAGTAACTAAAGTTTGTGTAAGGAACAGCGGGTTATACACACAAGGGTCTTGTTCCATTTGATCAAATGTGTCAAATATTTTAGGAACTTTCAACTCCTCTTTCTTTAGTTCATCGACAAAAGAAGAGGCAAGTTTTAGTTGTGGTTGGCCCACTGGAACAGTCGATGGTATTGCAGGGTTTGGCAGACTGTCAGTTTTCTCCAACTTCTGCTTAACACTATTTGTTTTCTTTGTAGTCATTCTAATTCCTAGTGATTAGGGTTTGTTATTAACAACTAAAAACAGTGAATGTTAAAGACCCAATGATTTTATTCTGACCTGCTGGAGTTAGGGAATTAAGACAAGCGTGGAACACACCAGAACCCTCTATATCACCCTTAGCTAACTCGTACTCAACGTACTCATTTATTACATAATCTACTGGGCCAGAGCCATCTTCATTATCCAAGGTCTTGTTTGTGGCACCAAGTACTAGGCCATCTGCCGCAGTGACAACTAGAATTGGAGTTAACCGGCCATCCCTGTAAACGTAAATAGAATTAGTGTTTAACGATATATCCTCGTTAGCAGTAATCCTAATGTAATTACCATATTCACCGTCTATCATAGTTCACCTGAAAAGTTTAAATCTGAAAGTGTAGAGACACCTGAAAAGTTTAAGTCTGAAAGTGCATGTATACCTGAGAAATTTAAGTCAGGTAGTAAGAACCCACCTGAGAAATTTAAATCCTCACCAACAATAATTAGTGAAGGGGCGCTTGTATAATCAACAAAAACGCCTTTTATTAAATAAGAATGACCTTCTGTGTAAATGTTGTACATTGCGACCTACTATTGTACTGTCTTGAATGTGACCCACCTATCATTGGCAGTGGCTGAACTGAAGCGCCATGTGATAACATCCCCGTTTGTATCCGCTGCTAGTCCATCAAACTTATACAGACCGTTGCTGACTTCAGTAATAGTGCCAGACACAGCTATAAAAGAACCACCATCTACGGATCGTTGGCCTGTCACTGTGAGCCCAGGGGCTGGGCTTTTATCGTCAGAGGATAGAACCATAAGGAACTCAAAATTACTGAATACCTCGTTCTTGGCTATACCTTGCTCCCTCAAGAGTCCTGGGAGTGTAGTACCAACCGCAGTGATAACAGTGTCTATACCAGCCTGTGCAGTTGCTAAGGCTCCTGCTGTTGCTAAGCTGGCACTGGTAATAGCTGAGGCACACTGCGAGTTTATCTGCAAGGCTGAAACCTTACCACCATCAACCACAGTTACAGAACCACCGGAGTTATCTGTTAAAGTGAAGTTGCCGTATACCGTTAATACTCCGCCTGTGCAGTTTGCATCTAACGTGATATTCCCACCATCTCCGTGTATCTGGGCTGTACTTGTTGCTGCCAATCGCTTTATATATATATCTGTACTAACCCTAGTACATATAAGGTCTATACTGGTAAGCAGTGCAAAATCGAAGGTTGGCGGTGTGGCGCTTACAGGTCTTGGTATATCTACTGTATACGTATTACTAGCTTGGGCAAATACAACGTCACCACCAAAAGAGCAATCTGTAGAGAAGAAGTCACCTAGCGTGTTCCCGTCGAACCTACAATTATCATAGAACGTCCTTTGGGCATTCGACCCGTCGTCATCTCCTTGTATACGCATTCTATTAAACAAGGTGGAAGACATAGATTGGCCACCTAAATTAACCAACGCCCCTGTACCCATATTAACAACTTCGTAACCATCTAGACCAAAAGGCATAACGCCTAGGTTTGACCCAGACTGTACTCTAAGCTTGTTTAGGTTATTTGCATCAGCAATAGTCTTTGCATCTGTAATGTTATCTGAGGGTGAGCTGGCAAACCCAACCCCTTGACCTGTTCCAGCCACACCATTTACAGTATCAATCCACACAGCATTATCGAGGAATCCTCTTGACACTGTTGTATTAACAGAGGAGATTATAAATTGATCTATAAATAATCGGGGAGATGTCTGTGCAGTGCATCTAAAGTTTATATACGTCCAACCCAGATCTTCACCAACCGTACCTGTATGCTTGGACAGTAAGCTGATCGGTTGATTAATATTACCAGCATTGGGTTGACCGTCTACTATAAAATCTGGGTTGACTGGCCATGCGGAACTAGGGAAATCGTAGACCCGTATTTCCACTTTGTCGTTACTTCCCAACAGATACCCAGCAAAAAATGCAGATATTGCTTGGAGAGTAACACCAGAGAAGTAACCAAGTACATATTCGATATTATTGTCAGCGTGTAGTACATCAACGTAGATGCCGTTATTTGACTCTGTGTCTGCTACAACCCCCGTAGGAGTCCCTACGATACTTAACCCTTTTATGGGGTTTGTTCTATTATCTATGGTTGCTGCTATATTTACCGCCCCACCGGACGCAGCGCCTATAGAATTAACTTGTGACTGCGTTGATGGGTAAGTATCGCCTAATATACCGGTACCGTTCCACTGTAGAGCCATGGCATCAGCGGAAGAACTGTCATCACTTACAGAGAATAAATCCATCTCAGGCTTGTTTGTAGTCGCACTAGTTGTTACTGGTGTCCCCGACCATGATCCTACATCTACACTACCACTAATAAGGTCAATAGATATGTTCACAGGGGACATGTTAGCGGCACCCCTTAATTGAATCATTAGGGTGCCAACACCTGATGATAAAACCACGTCAGGGAGATGGAGTTCATAATCACCTAGCATGTTAGTACCGTCTATGGCTACAAACCCACCAGATGTGTAGGTTCCCTTGGTAGCTGTTGCCAATGTTATAGCAGTAGCTGAGCCAGCAGATCCAGTCTTATTGTAGTAGGCCACTAAGCCAGCAGTATTGAACACTAACCCGCCCAGCTTTTCACCAGTGGTGCTACTAGAGTCGTACACACTAATTGGAAGTATTACGGAAGTAGAGTCTACGACTATTGTATATTTTTGCATTTCTTATCTTTCCGCCAATAGCTTATCAGTGTTGTTTATTTCAAGTTAGCGTCGTCTGGGTATGCTGTAAGTCCCTGTATTCGAATAATCAAATACACCAGATAAGTTAACATCAGATTGGTCTAATTCACCAGAGAAGTTAATATCTGATGACACAAGAACACCAGTAAAGTTTATGTCTTTCCTGTTTGGCTTTTCAGGTTGTTGGGTCGATCCACCTCCAAACAGTAACCGACCCAGATAACCGAATATCACGTGGGATCAACCTCGCTAATTGGATCTCTTACACTAGTTGTTATAACACCAGCCCATGCCACTGTTACATCATCTTCTTTATAGACAGTTATTGTGCCAGCCACTGCGTCAACTACTACTTTGTTTCTGTTCGCTCGTAGTGCGTCTTGAACAGTACGGCCACCATCACTACCTCCCGCTAAGTTTCTAGGGAGGAGAGCATCAGCATTTTCCACTGCTGTTGGGAGAACGTCTACACTGTCTTGTGTAGCGGTGAGATCAACTGCGGCTTTGACCTCAGCTATGTCATCACTTACACTAACAGTTGGAGTGCCTACCTTTGTATTGACCTGAGCGGCCTCAGCGGCCAGTGCTAACTGAGCTGCTTGAGGGGCGTCTAGGCCACTTCCTGTAGCTACGGTGGTCTTTATACCCGCTTGTGAGAAGAAGGCTATGTAGAATATAGATCCATCATCATAAAACGGATCTTTACCATTATCCTTGACGATATTACCGCCAGTGGTAGTAACTTTCCCTGACACTTTTAAGCTTCTTATCTCCCACTCGTCAAATACCCGTACAGTTAGGAAAGTGGCTATGCCTGGGTCTAGTTCATCCAACCCAGACCCGCTGGCTATAGGTTTATCAACAACTCCTGCAACACTGGCTTGAGCGTCCTTAATAGCTGTATACAAATCTTCTATGTTTATTTGCCCTAATGTAGCATCTACGTATATGTATTGATCAACAAAATCGAATCCGTAGTCGTATCCAGCCACTGAAGAAGTGTATGCAATTGCCATTATGCGTCTGCCTGTCTAACCGCCGATACAGAGAATCCACCGCTAGTTACAGTACCAGTA